ACGCCGGGGCATCGATGCGGACTTTCATCTCCACACCATCCGCCGTCCACATATCCTGCTGCTCGATGAACGGCGCGTCGTTGCCGTCGAGATAAGCCACCTCGATGGTGTCAAACGCATTCGGGTCCGCCGCCAGATACCAAGCGGTAGCCGAAGCCGCATCCAGACGGCCATCCACGATCAACTCCGCCATGCCAGCAACCGGGTTCGCGGCGTGACCCTTGTTCGCGGTCGGATCGACGGCAGAGTTCAGCAGTTGCGCCGAAGCCACCTCGAGCGAAGCAGGCACGATCATGTATTTCGGGGTGATGTTCAGGGCCGGGCCACCCGCAGCCTCTTTCTGGGTCCGCATCAGCTTTTTGGCCTCAGACAGCGTAGTGATGCTGGGCGCGCCACCCGTGCCAAGGTTGGTGTGATCGGCGTGGAACAGGGCCACGCCATCAGACATGGCGGGGTTACCAGTCAGGATGGCGTAGACCAGGCTGCCGATGGTGCGCTTGGCAGCACGGCCCATCTTGCGCGGCATTGTGCCGAGGATCGACAGGTCATCATTGATGATCGCCTGACGGCTGATCCGCAGCAATTCGCCATAGGTTGCCAGGGTGATGGTTTCGCCACGGTCGCCGACGGTGATGTATTTGTAGTCAGCACCCTCCGGCACCTGCCGCAGCGACGGGGCCAGACCGGCACCCACGCGCTTGCTGGCCTTGAAATCGGTCAGCACACCCTTGCGGGTCCACAGCTCGAACGTTTCTTCGGCCTCTTCCCAGCCGACCAGCGCCGATTTCGACAACACATTCGACAGAATGTTGGCAAAATCCGAGGTGGTATGCGTGCCAGCCATGGTCAGCGCGCGCCCAATCATCTCGCGCTTGTCGTTGAAGCCAGACCGATCCCCGGCATGCTCCAAGGTAGCGCGGGCCATTTCGGACAGCGACAGCGACGAAAACTCGTTGCGCTCGCCGCCCTTGATACCGACCTTTGCCATCAGGGCCAGCTCTGCCCCCTTCTGGAATTTTTCGCGGGCTTCCATACCCACGCGCGCCACAGGCGCACCCACAATTTGCGTATTCACGTCGCCACCTTTCGCCCAGGTTTTCATGATCTGCGTTGCAGCATCCTCTGCCGAGGTGCCGTTTTCGATGAACGGAGTAGCATCCGATGCGGGCAGACCCGCCAAAGCCACCATGTTCAGGATGCGCGCGCTGCGATTGCGCTCAGCGATGGTCAAGTTCGCCGAGGCCGTTGGCACTGTCGGGTCAATAGCGGGGGTCTGCGGCTCATTGGCCGCAGGCACAACGCCGGTCGCAGCGGTTTGCGCCGCCACCTTGGTGGAGTCTGTCATCGTATTATTCTCCAGTTTGGGGCGGGGCGCGCCCGCGATCATGGCCATCACAGCCGTTTTGCCAGGCAGGTTGCCCAGCGTTTCAGACGCCATCCGCAGGGCGGCGGGCGCATGTTGGTAAATCCGGTAATCAAAGCGCGCGGCCATCACCGCCTCGCCCGCGCCGTCACGCTCATCGGCGAAGCCAAGTTCGACCGCCGCAGCGCCATCCAGAATGGTTTCGGCGCGCATAATGTCGCGCACGGCCTCGATGCTCATGCCGCTGCGCTTGGCATAGACCTCGGCATAAACATTGCTGGTGACGGCAAGTTGCGCCGCCAGCTTGACATGATCCTCTTCGGTGCCACGGCCTTCGGTCCACGGTTGCGCTGGATCATGGATCAGCATCCACGCCCCCAGCCGCATCACGATCCTGTCACCAGCCATGGCGATCAGCGAGGCGGCGCTGGCCGCAACGGCGACCACTTCGACCGTTACCTCACCCGGGTAATCGACTAGGGCGTTGTAGATCGCAGCGCCCTCGGTGGCGACACCGCCGCCCGAGTTCAGCTTGACCGTGACGGGGCCAGACAGGTTGGCAAGCTGCTCGCGCACCGATTGGGCCGTGAAATATTCCTCGCCCCACCAGGTCGCGCCGACAGAGCCGGAAAGATTGATTTCGTTTGCCATTATTGGGTTGCTCCATCTTCGGGATAGGTCATTCCTACCGGGCGGGCATTGGTGACGCCCGAGCCAGACACGCGGCGCGCATCGGTATCGAACACCAGTTGCGGGGCTGCGGCATCGGCCTCAGCCATGTCCGCGATGATCTCCAGCGTCACCCGCTCCGGGTCTTTGCCCAGTTCACGGATGATGCCCTGTTTGCTGTCAAAGCCCGCGCGCACCTTGGCTACCATTGCAGGCAGTTCGCGGTTCGGGTCGATCAATGGCGGTACGGGCGGCACCCAATCAAGACGCATGTCGGTGCGTTGGCCTGAGTTCATCATGCGCCAGCCCTCGACAGCCCATTGGCCGATCGGTTGCAGCAGGTTCGGCACCATCATGTGCCATTGCCACGCCGACACATTGCGGTTCATTTCGATCCGGCCCGCTTTGTAGGACGTGAAATTCACCCGGCTCAGATCGCCTGTGTAGGATTCGTAGGTAATCCCCAGACCCGCCGCGACAGCACGATGGCCCCAAGCCGTGAATTCGTCATATCCCTGCACATGCGGCGGATTGCCGAACTGCACCTCATCCCCGGCAGCCAACCGCTGGATGCGACCCGGAATGATCGAGGTGGCAAGGCTCGCCATCACCTCATTGCCAGCAGCGCCATCCGGTTCACTCGATTTCACGAATGCCGCGAAACAGGCCGCGATTTTCTGCCGCATCAGTTGGGCATCATCGTGATCGGCGATATCCTGCATCTTCATTGCGACCGGGGCGAACCACGGCACGCCGCGCATTTGCCCAGGGCGATCCTGCCGGAAGATATGCAAGATCTCGGAGGCCGGAACCCTGCGCGATACCAGCCGTTTGCGCGACCAGCCACCAGCGCCGGGATGCACGGGGAACAGCCAATAGGCAACACGCCGCCCGATCAGATCATACTCGATACCATCGCGGACCTCATTACCACCCTGCTGGATACCGTCACGCGTCACGTCCAGATGATCCGGCTCCAAAATCTGGATCTGGAACGGCAAGGCAAAACCTTCCGCTGGATCACGGCGGCGGCGGCGGATCAGCACTTCGCCCGATTCCACTACCGTCAGCATCGCCAGACGCTGTAGCCCGTAAAGCGTGGTGCGCCCGTCGGCATCAATCGCCGAGGTGTCGAAATGTGCCTCGATAGCGGCAAACATGGCGGCGCGTTGTTTTTCGCCGCCGCCGACGATCTTGGGAATGATCCCATCGCCGACCACGTTGTTCGAAATGACCTGCATGGCGCGCCCTGCAAACGGCGTGTTACGGATCATATCCCGGCTGATGAAGGCCAGCTTGGCCCGAGACAGCGCGGCGGCATTGGCATCGGTGGCCGGGCTGCGAAACGACTTTCCGCGATTGCCAGCGGTGGCCGCATCATAGCGGCTGGATTGCAGGATATCGAGAATCCGACGGTTGCGTTCGCGTGCGACCGCCATCCCCGGCGCGATGGCACGCAGGGCCTTGTCCAACATGTTCATGGCGTCAGATGCCCTTGTCGAAATATGGGTTGACGTGAGTCAGGCGCACGGTGCCCAGATCACGCTCAATCTGCGCGCGGATACGGAACATCTCGTCCAGCGATCGGAATGTGACCTCTTCATCACCCATGCGGACCTTGCTGGCACCGCGCGCAATCGCGCTATTCAGGGTATCCAGATCGGTCTGGGTGTAGCTCATATCCAATCATCCCTCTGTTCGATCCAAGCCCCCGATGGACGCGGGGGCGGCGCAGCCTTGGCCTTTGCGGGCGCGTCCACGGGTGGCGCTTGTTCCAGCCTGCCCTTTTCCGCATCGAGGCTGACGGCGTGACTGTTCCGGACATCGTTGCGCGCCCAATTTGGCGGGGCTTCGATGTTGATCCGGTTCATGCCCAGGTGTTCCGCCACAGCCTGCGCCTGCACACACAGGTCAAGCGTTTCGTTGCGCGCGGCACCGGGGCGTTTTTCATAGCCCTTCTCACCGCGACGTTCGGCCAGCAACTCGGCCAGCCGATCCTCTTCAATCCAGCGCGCCAGATGCATTGCCCCTGCACCGCCGTCGCTTCGGCCCAACGAGGCCATCACAGAATCTTTCAGCCGGTCCACCGCCATGGTCAGCAGTTTAATCGCACGGGCCTTCTTGCCCTTCGATCCACGCTCGGGGGCCTCATACCAGACGCGGCTGGACTGGTTGAAACCACCCCGCCCCATCGACAGAAACCACCCCGCGCCCTTGCCGGCACGACGCTGTGCGCGCCAGAACCGCTCGGCATTGTCCGACCAGCCCGGCGGCCCGTTGAAATCCAGTACGACAGCGACGGGTCGCAGCCCCCAATCCTCACCCGCCACCGGATAGACAACATCCGGCAGCCCTTTCAGCACTGCCGAATCTTCATAGTAGCGGGCCGGGTCAATCGCCCGGAATCGACCCTCACTATCCTTTGCGCGCGGCGCATCCGCAGGCGGCTGCCGGATATCATAACGGTCAATCAGCGCCCGCTCACCACCCAATCCCCAGGCCGTGACCCCGACCGCAAACCACGATCCGTTCACGTCCACGCTGACCGTCACGAACCGCGCCCAAGTCGGGGCTGTCCGTTGCGGTAGTTCGCGCAGATTGTCGCGCAGCATCTGCACTGTAGTTTCGCCATCGGCGTTGAGATCGGCGCGCAGATACGGCACCCCGATTTCTGTGTAATAGACCCGGCTCAACTCGATATCGTCGCCGGTTTCTTCGGCCTGCCGCCGCGCCGCTTCATAGCGCGCCACCAGATCAGTCCAATTGGCAAACGCGGCAGCCGCCCCGTTCAGCGCATAGCTGGCAACCGAGGTGTTGCGAATATCCGCATCGTCAATCCGGCACAGGATGCGCCGGCCATTTTCATCGACCCGGTTACTCTCATGCAGCCAGCCCCCGCGCCCCATCAGCGCCGCCCGGTTCAGCCCAACCTTGTGCCGATGCCCGATCAGCGAATGGCAATGCGGGCATTCCATTTCCGCACCCTCTGCCGCCTCGCCGGGATCGAGCGTGGCGTCATAGTGCAGACAATCAAAGCGCGGCTCGAAATGCTCGGCACAATCGGGGCATTCCCAATACCACCGGCCCCGCGTGCCGCTGTTGTAGATCAGCCCGATTCCCTGCGACACCGGCGGGAACGCGTGCGGTGCGCCCTGGTCAAACCGCCAAGCCGGATCCGCCACCGGAAAGGCTGGCGTGCTTTCCAGCAAGACCGTGCCGCGCGACATGAAGGATTTCACTCGCTGCAATGACATGCCGTAGGGCGTCCCTTCGGGGCTGTCCTTGGGGCCAAGCCGTTGCGGCATGTGGTCATAATCCGTCAGCAATACCATCCGCTGCGACCGGCTCGAAAGCTGGTTTGGCACCGGATATCCCACTGTCAGCCGCATCCCCTTGAACCGTTTCCGGCTGAACGTGCTGTCGTCGCGGCCTTTGCCCAACCGCGCCAGAATAGCCGGGCTATTGTAGATGATCGGGTCCAGCTTTTCTTCAACCCACGCATCCGCGTCGGTCTTGGTCATATGAATCACCTGCACCGGATCAGGCGCGCAGGTGATCGCGTGCATTGCGACGGTCAGTAACATCTGGCTTTTGCCGCTCTGCGACGGGCCGACAAAACACACACTGTTGAATCGCCGCGATTGTGTCACGTCCCCAGGTTCAACCGTGTAGGGCGCAACCATCCGATCGAACGGTTGCCACGCCCCGCGTAGCGGCACCCGCATGAACCGCTCGGCCGCATCCGTCACCGAGATCCGGCTGGGCGGATCAAGCAGCGGCAGCGCGTCCCGCATCAATTCTTCCGGCGTCACAAACGGCGGTAGCGCCGGAATGCCATGCATCCGACCCGCCGGGCGGTCCATCATCACCACCATTTACAGCGCCAGTTCCGCCTGATCGCCCAAGCCCCGAAGCGGCACCACCTGCGCTGTCATGGACAGTGCCCGCTCGATCTCATCCCGCGCGGTTTTCAGGATGTCATCGCAGCGCAGTTGCAGTTTCTGCACCTGTGCGGCCGTCAGTCCGAATTCCATTTCCGCGAAATCAGGCAGGGTCGTGACGGCGGTGTTGAACGCCACCAGCACATCTTCCATCAGCGCCTGCGCCCGATCTGCGCGCAGCAAACTGCCGCGCTGTTCCGCCACACGGTTGCGGTGATACTCGGCCTCCGACCATTTCCGCAATTCGTCGGCGGTCAGATCCCCCTCATCGGCAGCCTGGTCATCGTCAAGGTTCCGAAAGGCCAGGGCGGCTTGCACCGCGAGCTGATCACCACGCGCCTTTTCGGCACGAGCCTTGTCATCGCGGGACTGTTTCCAAGCCCAGCAATGCGACAGTTTGAATTCATAGGCCACACCGTTCTGACCGGCAGTCAGCACCGGCAGACCTTGGGTCAGCCACTTAGTAATGGTGTTTTCCGAAACGCCGAAGGCTAGGGCGAGTTGCGAACGGTTGACAACACCATCCTCCACCCCGGCAGGCAGCGGCCAGCGCCCAACATCCAGCAGCCCCCCATCCGCGAGAGTGATGGTGGTAGTCATTCTTTTTCCCTTTCAAATCAACAACACCAACCCCATCCGCCACCCAAATCAAACTTCACAGCCCGAAATGTGTCAGGGTGCGAATTAGCCGCGTGGGGCGGTGTTCGGGGAAGGACCCGACGTTGGGGGCAGGCTACTTCAGCAGCAGGTTCAGGCGTTTTTCGAAATGTGCTTCATAGACCGCCTTAGCCGTGCGCTCTACGACATCGCGGTAGTCTATGCGCTTCTCATACTTTGGCCGCGCATCCAGGAAGTTCAGGATTTTAACCGGAGCAGCCTTGCCGTTGCGGCGATAGATACCAGGCCCAAGCCGCGACCCTTCTTGTGGCACGAAGTAGACGGCGCGGCTTTTGTTGCGCGATAACTTGCGCGACCTATTGGTTGTGTTTGTCCGCTCATCCCTCTGCGCCTTGATGCCTGACAGCGCCTGATTGCGTTCAGCAGCGGACCAGTTGCCATTGGCATCCAGCTTGGCACCATAGGCAGGCGCAACGGCAGCGATATAGGAAGAGTTTCCCACCTTGGACCGCAGTAACCCTTCCAGTCCAGTGCTTGGCCGAACACCACCCGCTTGCTGCACCTTCAGATAGTGCTTACCCACAACCATGTTCTTTTCTTCAATCGTCGCGACCGGGTTCTGGACGGTGGCCCGCCAGACATAAAGAGCGTTCAGCGTAAAGCGCGTGGGCCGGTCAAAGACCGACAGCATTTCCTTCTTCACCTCATCCAGTGCGTCATAGGCCGTGTCGTTTAGCGCGCGACAGGTTGCATTTGGCACATGGTTCGAGGCAAGTCGCATGATCTCGGCGCGAACCTCCGGCAGGTTCATCACGTCCAACTTGAACATGCTGCCCCCTCCGGAAATGCAAAACGCCCGCAGGGTGTTACCCTCGGGCGTGACTGTAGATCATGGCAAGAGTTATGCGGCCGGACGACTTAAGCTGTCAAGTGGATTTATGAAGCCAGCTAGCCGAGCGGTAAACCCAACTTCACTAATTCCTGACGCACATATCCAACAGCGATATCGCGCAATATGCCAATACCTGCACCAGTAACATTCGCTGCCGCCTCTTTTGTCTTATCCCACCTTGTGTCTGAACGCACCGCATCCAAGAAGTCATGGCCTTGATGGGTCATCCTAAAGACGCCGCCATAGCTACCGGTCTCCTCAACAAAACCGGCATCGGCCAAAAGTCTCAGGTGATAATATTCAACACGATCTTGCGCACTCGATTCAGATGTCAGTCCGTGCAAGAAGATCGGATCAGTCTCTGCCTCGATCTTAAAGAGCAAACTGCGCAGCAGATCATTATTGCGCTTCATATCGATTCCCTTGGACAACAGCACAGCGAGGCTATGCTTTGGATCGAAGGGCAGGCAAATGGTTTCCACACTCATTGCCCTTTTTCCCTACCGATGAACATGCTGACGGGTTGGTCTCCATAATGCGCACCCACGATAGTCGACCGCCGAGCGGGGCCGATCATCCTTTCCAGCGCGGCGGCGAGCACGGTTATCGCGGCTTTAATGTGATCGCCCTTCACGCTGCCCCCTACGGGACCCCAGCCATGCAGCCGCAATACAGTCGTCATGTCCTGATCCAGCAAGCAAACGGCATCGACCAACACCCGGTCCGCAATATTTCGCCGCGACGCTTCACCGCGTTTGCTGGGGCGAATGCGGCGGATTGCCAGCCCACAACCGCCACCAATACGCGCATGCAGCAAGTCGAGACGGCGTGACATATCCAGCCGATGGTCTGTGAATCCTTCCCGCGTGCCGCCGCCGCCAGATCGCATTGCCTCCACGCTGGAGCACCGAACTGCGCCCGACAGCAGATCCTCGGTCAAGGTACGATAAGCGCGCGCCATGCCGATCTGACTTTCGGTCAGCGCCAAGACATTCCCTTTTCGCGCTGATTGCGCCGCCATGAGGTCAAACACGTCCAGCCGCTTTAATGTCTTACGGCCAGCATACCCAGCCGGCTTCAGTTCAGTTTCGCTTTCTCCTTTGGGATAGCTGGCAAGATAATCCAGCACCCGCACCGGCCCGCGTGCCGGGGCCTCGGGAATTGCATCGCCACAGACAACGGGTACCGCCCCCATGCGCTTGACCGACGAAATGCGACCGGCCTCCGCCGTGCGCCGCTCTGCCCCGGCGCGGGTGTCAAAGATCGTCGAGTAAGGCGGACGGTCAAATTCTTTTGTCATGCGGCGTCTGCCTTACCCTGTTCAATACCTTGGCGCCCACTGCGGCCTTGATCAACATAGGCCCGAGCTTGCTGTTCATCGGCGAGGTACGCCGCATGCCATGCCTGATCATCCTGACTGGCCGCCCCCCGCGCCGTGCGATCCGCAATCATCGACAGTCGCCGATTGTCCTCGGCAGCCTGCTGCTTGATCGACGTCAGATCATAGGCCGTCGGTGGGCGGCAATGGCGCCGAAGGAAGCGAAACAACTGCACCAGATAGCCGCCAGCATCGGCAACCGGTCCCTCGACGGAGGCCAACCAGGACGTGACGATACGGTGCAAACGGAAGGGCCGTGGCTGCATGCCTTTTGCCCATCCCACGATCAACACCTCGGCCGGCCAGATGCCAAACCCCACCCCCGGCGCGGCGGCATGATCCATCACCACATCCGCGAGCGTGCGCAAGTTCTCGGCGCTCATGTGATCGAGCTGCCCAATAAGATGCTCAAGGCTTTCAGCCAACGCGCGCTCCGACTGCCCCTTGCCCCGTTTCAGGCCAGCATTGCACAGCGGTTCTATCAGCACCTTGCGAACCAGCCCCCTGCCACTGTCCACGGCTTCACCTTGGGTCGCCGTTTCAGATTTGCTTTCTTCTGTCATAGCCATTCCCCTTTCTCAGCAATTCAACTTATCCACAGGTGCTGCGCTGGTTTTGTCTCGGTGTTTGTCATTCTAAGGTCTTATCTATTCTTGTCTTTTCTCTTCTACG